GCCGTAGATACGAGCGCTGGTCGACGTCACAACCAGTAAGCCCGTAATCCACCTCGAGAATCTTGTTAAATGCTGAACAAGAGAAATGATCACCGAAATGAACGTTCTCTGCCCAGTAATGCAAGTCAGCGACCTCAAAGGCCAACAAGCGATAACGTGTAAAAAGACTCTCCTCATCGACTACCCATGTCGGATAATTGGCGTCGCTCTCAACCTTGGAAGTGAAATAATCACAAGGGAAAGCATCGCCGGGTAGTCTCCTGTACAATTTCGACAGAAAAGGGATGTTCGCGCGCGGGTAGGCACCCATCATCAACCCCTTCTGGAAACGGTACGCTCTACTGACGATATCCCCCCGACCAGGGATGTCGCCTTTCGCCCTCCCACTCGCCCGAAAGAATGGGCCCAAGTTGAGGAGAGGACGGTAGTGGCCATGAATGTCAAGAACTGGCGAGTTCTTAAGAAACTGAATATCCTCGACACACTCGAGGGGTTCAGTACCAGTAACCTTGTACCCGACATCCTCGCAAGCATCAACAATAGCAACGCTTGACCACAGAGACTCAGGAATCGCAGAAATGCGATGAATCAAGGCGATACAAGCGGTGTTGTTGATGACAGTGGTGATGGTGCTGCCGCTGTACAGCTTAGGCACAACGGGTTTGATGACCACACACTCGCGTGGGTCAGAGTGACTCTTGACTTTGAACTTCGCCTTGCACTGGTCCACGAGGCGTAGAGCCTCTGGTCTCAAGCGCTCAGGAAACAAGAGCACCCAAGTGCGAAAAATCGCCTCTGTGTGGGAAGAATCACAAGAAGATATATCAAGGTTGTAACGCAACACTCGGCCGTCAAGCAACCGAATGGACAAACATGAGTCGTCAGAGAAAAACAAGAAGAAGAAACGACCCCGTGGGGCGATGAGTTGGTCAAAAGCGTCCTGCAATGCAAATGGGTTCGGCGTCTTGCAGAAGCAAACGTGTCCACCATTGATTTCGAACGTGTAATCACTCATCGCCTCCTTAAGGCACGAGGTAAGTCTGAATCCGAGCAGCGAGGCTTCGACACCGAGGTCAAAGATCATACGCGGGATCTTGCCGAACTTGGCAATCTCGCCCGTTTTCATCTTCGCATCTATATGGCCACGAAGCCAATTAGAGTTGAAGTCTTCAACTTTACAAGCCGCTTCAAGACCGAGGAAACCTGCGATCCGAAGCTGCTTCTTCTGGTGAGGGTCAGCATAATGTTCAC